CGGAACAAGTGGTGATGGGTATATTTGGAAATATCTCTATACGATTAAACCATCTGATTTGATCAAATTTGATTCCACTGAATTTATGCCAGTTCCTTTAAATTGGGAAACTAGCACTGAGCATGCCTCTGTAAGAGATAATGCTATTGATGGAAGTATTAAAACGGTTATTATAAACAATAGAGGTGTTGGATTAGGAACTGCAAATAGAACTTACACTAGAGTTCCCATCAAAGGAGATGGAAGTGAAGCTGAGTGTACTGTGGTTATCAACAATGATCAACAAGTTGATAGTGTTACAATTTCAAACCCAGGAAAAGATTACTCATTTGCTAGCGTTGATTTAGTTGCAGGAAATGTTCCAACCGGAACAGCTAATCCAAGTCTTAATGTCATAATTTCTCCACCTGGTGGACATGGAGCAGACGTTTATAGAGAATTGGGTGCCAAAAATGCACTTCTTTATGCAAGAATTGAAAATGATGATGAAAACCCCGATTTTATCACAGGAAATCAAATTTCTAGAATTGGTATTGTAAAAAATCCAAAATCTTTTAATTCTTCCACTAATCTTTCGCTATCAAAAGCTAGTGCAGTGTATGCAATGAGGTTGGTTGGTGCTGGATATAGTTCAGCAACTTTCACTGCAGACTCTACTATTACACAAACAGTTGGTACAGGTGTTACTGCAATAGGTAGAGTGATAAGTTATGACCAGGTTACTGGAGTTTTAAAGTATTGGCAAGATAGAACTCTTGCAGGATTTAATACTGATGGGACGGCACAAACGTCTCCAACATATGGATTTGGATTGACAAGATTCTCCAGTTCAATATCTGGAAATGGATCTCTTAGTATCGTAGGAACGACTTCTGGATTAAGTATTTCAACTACATTTAGCGGTCTCTCTACCACTCTAAATAATAGAACATATTACCTTGGACAGTCATTTACAAATGGTTTGTCAAATCCAGAGGTCAAAAAATATTCTGGAGACATAATTTATATTGACAACCGACCAGCTATTACAAGATCTTCAAACCAAAAAGAAGATATAAAAATTATACTGCAGTTCTAATAAACCATGGCGCAACAAACCAACCTCAATGTATCACCATATTTTGATGATTTTGATTCATCAAATGATTATTATAAGGTTCTGTTTAAACCTGGATACCCTGTTCAAGCGAGGGAACTGACAGGACTACAGTCGATTCTTCAAAATCAAATTGAACAGTTTGGTTCCCACATATTTAAAGAGGGAGCCAAAGTTATTCCGGGAAATACCACTTTTGATACTGGATATACTGGTGTTTCTATTAATCCAACTCACTTAGGTGTTCCAGTTGACGCATACCTGACGCAGTTAGTAGGTAAAAGAATATATGGTCTTACATCTGGAGTTAGTGCTGAGGTTGTAAATTTCATTACTCCTGATCAGAGTGACTTTGATATTCATACAATTTATATTTCATATCTTTCGTCTGGTCTTGGTGATAATGCACAGTCAGAATTTAATGACGGCGAACTTTTAGCATGTGATGAAAATATTCTTTCTGGCCCAGAAAATAGTGTTTTTGTCCCTGCAGGAGAATCTTTTGCATCAACTTTATCAGAAAACTCCGTAACTACTGGAGCTGTTTTTTGTGTTGATAATGGTGTATATTTTATTAGAGGAAATTTTGTTAATGTTGCACAACAAACTTTATTATTAGATCAGTACGATAACCTTCCTACCGGAAGAGTTGGATTTAATGTTCAAGAGAGCATTGTCAATGCTGATGAAGATCCCACACTTGCTGACAACTCAAAAGGATTTAATAATTATGCAGCACCAGGTGCTGATAGACTTAAGATTACTGCAACTTTAGCATTTAAAGATTTTGAAGATCTTAATGATAATAACTTTGTAGAACTTGCAAAAATTGAAGATGGCGTGCTTCAAAGTGATTTTGTTAATGACACTTCTCAATTTAGATTGCTCAGAGATGAATTAGCAAGGAGAACATTCGCAGAATCTGGAGATTACACAGTCACTGCGTTTGGAGTAGAAATTAGAGATTCTCTTAATAATAATCTTGGCAATGATGGTGTTTTTCCAGCAGGACAAGATACTCCAGATGGAAGACCAGTAAGTGATGATGTTGGTTTATATGCCATTGCACCAGGAAAGGCATTTGTTAAAGGATATGAGGTAAGATCTTTAGATACCGCTTATATAAGTTTTCCAAAAACAAGACAATCATCAACTTTAACAAATCAAGGAGTAAATTATAATACTGGAGTAACTATAAGAGCTAATAATGTTAAGGGAGCTCCCGAAATTGGCATTGGAAATACTTATGTTGTAAGTTTACGTGATCAAAGAGTTGGTGTTGCCACGGCCGCTCCTGGTGAAGAAATTGGTTTAGCAAGAATATATGATTGTGCGTTAGAGTCCGGATCATATGATACAGAATTTTCGTCTGTAAATCAGTGGGATATTTCACTTTTTGACGTTAGATTACAAACAAATGTAACTCTAAATGAAAAGATTGATCTTACTGTACCGACTTTTGTAAAAGGAAAGTATAGTGGATCAACTGCATTTTTGAGAGATGCTGTATCCGATAGCACATCCTTAAAACTTTATGATACTGTAGGTGAGTTCCAAAAAAATGAACCATTTATTTTTAATGGTATAGAGGATAGTAGAGTTGCTCTTGCAGTCACGGCACACTCGATGTCCGACGTTAAAGCAATCTACGGTGGTCCTTCCGTATCAGTCGGCCCAGGAGTTGTTGGTGTTGGATTAACGTTTGTTGCAGACACTATTCAAAGAGACTTATTCTTCTTTGGACAAGCACAAGTTACTGATAGAGTTAGAGCAACTGGTATTAGCACGGTAACTAGTATTTCAGAAAATTTCCCTGGAAATTTAAAAATTGGCAATATACTTGCATTTACAAACCCCGATACTTCAACTGGTCAGTCAACACAAACTTTAGCAAGAATTGTTAGTGTTGGTAGTTCTCAAGTTACAGTTACTGGTGTTACAACAGTATCAAAAGTGAGCGAGGGGTCAATTCCTCAAGTAGGGGCAGCAAACATTGTAAGTGTATCTGATTTAAGACTTATTACCACTCCTTTAGGAGACGCTCAGGATAATAGGTTATATACATCAATGCCAAAGAGAAACATTTCAAATGTTGATCTTAGCGATTCACAACTGATTATTAGAAAATCTTTTGATGTTGTTATTACAACAAATAATGAACTAAACTCTGGTGTTGTTGCTGGAAACAATGAAACATTCCTAGCATTTGATGAAGAAAGATATTCTCTTGTAAGGCGTGATGGAACTACTGAGGTTCTGACATCAGATAAATTAGCATTCACCAGTGGTAACACAGTTCTTCAAATTAATAATATTGGTGCTGATTTGACTGCCAACATGGAGGCAAAATTAGTCACCACGCTTAAGAAAATAAAACCCAAAGCAAAACTCAAGAGAAAGAATAGAGTAAACACTCTAGTTGTTGATACATCTAAGTTAGTTGGTTCTGGTGTTGGGGCTACCACTCTGAATGATGGTCTCTCATATGGAAATTATCCATATGGAACAAGAGTGCAAGATGAAAGAATTTCGTTGAACACTGGTGATATTATAGAAATTTTAGGAATCTTTGAATCAAATAATACATCGCAGGCATCTGCACCTAGATTAACCCTAACTTCAATTTCTGGTCCTACAGGTAAAACATCTGATTTAATAATCGGAGAAAAAATTACAGGTAAAACTTCGGGATCAATTGCTGTAGTTGCAGAAAAAGTTGCAGATGAGCAACTTAGCTACATCGATTTAAATGACTTTGGTTTCAGTGAAGGAGAGACTGTTACCTTTGAAGAATCAGATTTGCAAGCAGTAATTTCTTCCTTGGATATTCCAAGTAAAGATATTTCTTCAAATTATACGTTTAATAATGGTCAGAAATCAACTTTCTATGACTATGGTTTCTTAACTAGACAATCTAATGCTAAAGAACCATCTAGGCAATTAAAAATCTACTTTAAAAATGGATTCTATGATTCTTCTGACGATGGAGACATAACGACACATAATTCATATAATACTTTTGATTATGGAAGAGAGATTCAAACAGTTAATGGAGATAGAAATACTGATATTATTGATATTAGACCAAAAGTATCTGACTACATTATTACAGAAAGCACTAGATCTCCACTTGAATTCTTAGGTAGAACTTTCACTGCTTCTGGAAATTCTGCGACTAATATTTTAGCTCCTGACGAATCTATCGTAACAAATTATTCTTTCTTTGGAGGAAGAATTGATAGATTATACATTAATGATAGAGGAGACTTTGAGGTAAAACTGGGAAATCCAGCAGAGAGACCAGAAAAACCCGATCCCATTGATAATGCGCTAGAAATTGCGACCATTACACTTCCTCCGTACCTCTATTCTACGGAAGATGCATCGATTCATTTCTTAGATCATAAGAGATATACGATGCGGGACATCGGAAAACTGGAAGATAGAATTAGAAATCTAGAGTATTATACTTCGCTTTCTATTCTAGAAACAGAAACTGCTAACTTGTTTGTACCGGATAATTCTGGATTAAACAAATTTAAATCAGGTTTCTTTGTAGATAACTTCACATCATTCTTAGCTCAAGAAGATACTAGAGTTATCAAAAATAGTATTGACCAAGCTAACAAGGAATGTAGGGCAACACACTATACAAATTCTATTGATTTGGTAGTTGGTCCAGTTGACCCTTCAGCTGTAGATTTAACACAAGCTGCATTAGATCGATTCCCAGAGGGAACTAATACTAGAAGAACTGGAGATGTTATCACTCTAGATTATGATGAGGTTGAGTATCTTGCTCAAGAATATGCAACTAGAACTGAGAGCGTTACTCCATTCCTGTTGAGTTTCTGGAGAGCAAATATTAAACTTACTCCATCATCAGATACTTGGACTGATACTGCTAGAGTTAAAGCAAAGGTTATTGATGTTGAAGGTAATTATGCAAGCACTGTAGATATTGCTGCTAGACAGTTTGGTGGATTTGATCCACAAACTGGATTAACACCAATTCTTTGGAATGCATGGCAAACTCAGTGGACCGGTGTTAGAAGTGTGGAACGGCCAAGGGTTGATAGAACTGAAGTCACAGGTCGTAATAGTTGGTTTACTAGTAGAAGGACTTCTGGCGGTGGAACATCTGTTACCAGATTTGAATCCACTACTAGAACTACTTTCCAAGATACATTTACTGATAATTTCCGAACCGGACTTAACTTTAGGAATGGTAGAAGACAGTTAATTACACCTCAAGTTGAAACTGAGAGTCTTGGAGATAGAACTCTCAGCAGAGAGGTAATCTCTTTCATGAGATCCAGAAATATTGAGTTTGTTGGTAGAGGATTTAAACCATTAACTCAAGTCTATCCTTTCTTTGAAGGTATCGACGTATCCAGATTCTGTTTTCCAAAACTTCTGGAAGTTCAGATGCTCTCAGGATCTTTCCAGGTTGGAGAGACTGTTCATGGAAGACCAATTAAGAGTCTTTCTGCTGGAGGAGCATCTTTTAGAACTGGATTACAAATACAATTCAGATTATGTCAACCAAATCATAAATCTGGTCCATATAATGCTCCAGAAAGAATATATGCAAGTAATCCATATACATCAACTGTCGGAGCAAAATCAGATGAAGCCCAAAGAGGTGAGTTTGAACTGTTTGCATTAGGAGATGCACAAACACTTCCTTCTACCTATTCTGCAACATCTACACTTCTTAATGTTGATACCTTAGCACTTGCAGAACAACCTGCAGGATCATTCTTTGGATTTGTTGAAACTGGAATGCTTCTATATGGAGTTACTTCAGGTGCTCGTGCTAGAATTGTAAACAACAGACTTATCACCGATTTAAGTTCTGATGTTTTAGGAAGTTTCTTTATTCCTTCACCAACAATTAATGCAAATCCTAAGTTTACGACTGGAACAAAAACTTTTGTTCTAATTGATAATAAGCAGAACAGTGAGGAAGACGCATTAACATTAGCATCGGAAACTTACACTGCATCTGGAACTCTGGAGACAGTACAAGAAACTATTGTTTCTGTAAGAAATGCTAAAGTTGAGGTTCTTGCTGAAAGAGAGGAAGTGCCCCGTGAGGAGTTTACAGGCACAACAGTAGAGACTGTAGCAGGTACACCAGTCACAACAGTAACTTCCACCACAACCTTTACTCCACCGCCACCGGCACCAGATCCCCCAGCAAGAGGTGACGGCGGTGGATCTCCACCTGCGACACCTAGACCTCCAGCATCCGGTAATACTCCTGGTGGCCACCGTCGTCGTGGTCGCCCACCTGTTCGTCGTGTCAGGAGAAGAAGAGTCGTAAGAAGAAGAGTTGCAAGAAGAAGAGTCTCAAGAAGACGGAGAGGTGGAAGACGGGGAAGAAGAAGACGGAGAAGAAGAAGACGGAGAAGAAGAGGTAGAAGACGGAGAAGAAGAGGTAGAGATCCAATTGCACAGTCATTCACTGTCTTTGGTGATAGCGGAGTCTTCCTAACCAGTATTGATATTTTCTTCGCAGAAGTTGATACTAATGATATTCCAGTGATTCTTCAGTTGAGGACAATGGAAAATGGTATCCCAACGGAAACTATTCTACCATTCTCGGAAATAACGCTCCCTCCTTCAGAGATTCAAACATCTACTAATGGTGATGTTGGAACTAGAATCTTCTTTGATGCTCCAGTATACGTTG